GAACAGCAGCAGGAACAGCAGCAGGAACAGCAGCAGGAACAGCAGCAGGAACAGCAGGGTATTGAGCTGGTGGTCATGGTGCGTGAGTTTTCTGAGTTCCTTGGCGGCCCGCTGAGCGCGGGAGTTCACCCTGATGAAGTTGATAACTGGCTGGCGCTGGACTGGCGCCTGGAGGACTAACCATGCTGGTTACCGATCCCCATTCGCCTGACTTCAACACCTACGCCAGCGTTGATAACCTGCGCGCGTTCGCAGCTGGGCGGGGATATAACATTCCCTCCGATGATGCTGAGTGTGGGCAGCTTCTGATGCAGGCGATGGATTATCTGGAAGGTAAGTCATGGCGTGGGCAGCGCTCTCACACCTCACAGCCACTATCGTGGCCGCGTACAGGCGTGCGCTTCGATGGTATCGACCTACCTGATGATACTATCCCGCAGCGCCTGGTTGATGCCCAATGCCGCCTGGCCGTCGAATCGCAGGAGATAGACCTCACGCCTTCGGTCGCTGGTGGCGGGGCAGTGACGATGGAGCGCGTCGAGGGGGCGGTAACCGTTCAGTACGAGCCCGGGACCAATAAGGCATCACCGTCATTCCCCTGGTTCTATTCATCGATGCGCGGACTGGTGGTGGGCGGTAATCAGATCCGCATCGAAAGGGGCTGATATGGCAATCAATTATCTCCGTATGCGTGCGACCGCGACACGACTGCTGAAAGAAAACGGAAGAAACTACCAGCTGACCCGCGGCGGCAGCACTATTCGCGATCAGTTCGGTAAGGAAGTCACCACGCCGGTGACCACTGCGACCGTCACCGGCGTTATCACCGAATATTCCTCCCGAGAAATTGATGGTTCGCTGATCGCCACTGGCGATAAGAAGCTGGCAGCTACATTCGAAACGGAAGTGCGTATCGATGACCGCATTGAAATTGACGGCAAAAAATGGCGTGTGGTGCAGCCGAACCCAGTCAAGCCTGCTGATGTGCTTATCTCCTACAACATCCAGTTGAGGGCGTGATTATGGCCAGCACTACAAACCAGCCTTTTTTGGCTGCCATTCAGTTGTTCGTGGATAGCTCAAAAGATGAGATGGATGAGGTGGTACGCAGGACGGGTATTAAAATCCTTGGTCGCCTTATTGAAATGTCTCCGGTTGGTCAACCAGAAACATGGGAGGTGAATCAGACGGCATCAGCCTACAACACCGCCGTTCGTGAGCATAACGCGGCTCTGCGTGATGACCCGGCCAACCTGACTAAATCAGGGCGGCTTAAGCGCGGTCTGCGTGTCCACGACTCGATGGATATCAAAAAGCCTGAGGGGTATGTCGGTGGGCGCTTCAAAAACAACTGGTATGTTGGTTTTGATAACAAACCTACAGAATCGAACGATACTCCTGATGCATCCGGACAAGGATCTAACTCTCGCGGGCTGGCAGTGCTCGAGGTTTTCCGGGTTGGGCAGGTAAGCACGATTTATTTCACCAACAATTTGCCATATGCGCAGGCGCTGGAGAATGGGCATTCGAACCAGGCTCCAGGTGGAATGGTTGGCCTGACAGCAATTGATGCTGCTCAGTATTTCAGGGAAGCAATGAGTGAGGTACGCAATGGCCAGTGATCAGTCAATGCGAATAGCTGAGCTGCTGGAGGGGCGTATTGCAGTTATCTGCACTTCGCTCGGTCTGCCAGTAGCCTGGCCGAACATCGCGTTCACTCCTCCTGATAATGAGCCTTACGGGCGTGTTTATGTTTTACCGGCGCAAACCGTAGGACAGGATCTTGAAGGCCAATTGCGCACGTACCAGGGCATTCTGCAGCTCAACATCATTGCGCCAGCAGGTGGCGGGGTGACGCTGGCGAGAGGGCTGGCTAAGTCTGTCGCTGATGCTTTTCCCGAAGGGCTGCCGCTGGTGGATGGCGACTTGACCGTCTACATCAACGGCCCGCCTCAGGTTCGGCAGCCAATACAGGATCGTCCCACCTCAGCACCCAACGGTAGTAGTGGCTCCATCACCTATACCACCCCCATCAGTATGCAGTATCGTGCTGATTACTAACCCGCCGTATGGCGGGTTTTTTATTCCCTAAATTCAGGAGAATGAAATGTCATTCGCAATCCCTAACGGGTCACGTGTGCACGTGGCCAAGGCCTATCTTGCGCCGATTATTTTCACTGCGGCATCCAATGCGACGGAATGCGAACTGACCGTTGCATCCGCCGCCGGCATCCTGGCTGGCGATGTTGTCCAGGTCACCTCTGGCTGGCTTAAGCTCGACAACATGGTACTGCGCGTTAAGTCTGTTGCCGGCACTAAAATTGTGCTCGAAGCGTTTGATACCACCGACACCATGAAATTCCCTGCGGGTACCGGAGCAGGCACGATTCGTAAAATCGATTCGTGGATCACCATGCCTCAGGTCATGACTTTGTCTACCGAAGGAGGCGACCAGCAGACCATCAGCGTGCAGTTCCTGGAAGATGATAAGGCCAGAACTATCCCGACGTTTAAAAATGCCGTAGTTCAGGTCTACACCTTCGCACATGACCCGCTTTTGGCTATCTACAAACGACTCATTGAACTGGATGAGTCGAGCGATACAACCGCAATTTGGTTCCATAACCAGCGCGGCAAGGCTGACCGTTACTATTCTGCGAAAGTATCGTTCCAGAAGGTTCCAAAGACCGAAATCAACGCCGTCGAAAGCAATGAAGCGCGCATGAACTTCGAATCGGATATGCAGATTTACCCGATCGCTGACGCCTCTGCGGTGCCGCTGGCGTTCCTGACAGACCTGTCCCCAACCAAATCTGTTGCCACTGGTGCAGCGTTGGATCTGGCTGTGGTAATGCAGGGCGGTTCCGCGCCATACACCTACGTCTGGAAGAAAGCGGGTACTGCCATTCCGGGCAAAACGGCCTCGACGTTCAACATCCCGTCTATGGAATCCGGCGATGCTGGCTCTTACACCTGCGAAGTCACCGACGCCGCTGGCAAGACCATCACGTCTGCTGTGTGCGCGGTTACGGTGAGCTAACCAACGAAGCCCGGTTCGCCGGGTTAAAAATACGTCCAGAACAGTTCCCTTTTAAATGTGTATTCCCTCGTACGGGAGCAATATCAATCGTGTTTACGTTGTGTGTTGGATGAGCTAGCCCAAAGTAAACCCCTGAAATTTTGGCTAAAGATAATTACTCATCCTGTCGATAACAAATGAAATTTTTTAAGTAAAACTTAAGTCGATTGATGCATGGGGAGATGTTTATGAACTTTTTTATTTTTGTTCTGGCTATTATTGTTGCGGTTTTCGTGTATAGAAAATCCAAAAGCAGATCATTGGCAAAAGGTCGAAGCAAGGTAAGAGCAGCTGTAACTGCATTTGCATTATCATTTTTTTCTTTCATCATTCTTATCTCGTTTGGAAGCAAGGAGCAGTCCTCAGCTCAAGAGAAAACAGTCACTACTCTTAGGGATTCAGGCGGGGAAAAAGTTGATTTTGACCTTGCGGACAATTTTCAGAAGTCAGTCTTTGATGAAATTAAGTCCATGCCAAACGGCACCAGTGATTCTAAGGAAGTATTTGATAGAGATAGAGCTTTATCCATCTTCAAGGACTATGGTGTTCGCATGAAGGACTTTGACTCAAGTGTCAAAGATATTTGCAGTGTTGGCTACAATAAATGGCAGTCCTTCTATAAGTATGAAACAAGCACATGGTTACCATTAAACTCTGAAAATTACATTGTTCAGGCTGAAATTGAGCGAAGGGAAGCCTTTAACAAAAAAAATATGGAAATGCTAAAGGTTGAAACGAAAAAAATGATGGATTGTTTCTACGAGGAGTCGCAGAAATTACCTCAACACATTACTCGTTCAAAACGTAGTGAATGAGATGTTGAGAGACCCTTTATTAGGTTGAATGAGTAATAAATGATCACTCAAATAATTCCGCACCTCAGTTGTGCGAAGTTCTTAAGAATTTAAAATTACTGTTTGACTCACCTTAATAACCCGCTACGGCGGGTTTTTCTGTTTTCTAAGGAACCGAAATGTCCAAATTCTCTCTGATCCCTAATCCTACCTTTTCCATAACCGCCAGCATCCCGCGCGCCGGCGCTGAAGACGGCAAACTGACCTTCACTTTCCGCCATAAAACGATGGAGGAACTGCGTGCTATGGACGAGAAACTGCACAAAGCAGCCGAAGGGAAAAAAGCCCCTACTGAGCCACAGGCCGACTACCTGATGGAAATTGTTGAAGGTTGGGCGCTCCCTGACGAATTCACCCGCGATAACGTGATCACACTGCTGAAGAACTACCCGCGGGCCTTTGACAGCATCGGCCTGGCCTACACCAAAGAGCTGATGGGTATCCGCGAAAAAAACTGAGGCAGGTCGCCGCAGCGATGTATACGCCGGGACCGACGCTTGCGGAGCTGAGCGCTTTTGGTTTAACGCCTGAAGATGTTGAGGAAGAAGTGGGGATCCTGCCATCGGTATGGGAAACCTTCACCATCTTCTCCACGTTGGCGACCCAATGGCGCGTCGGTGTGAGTGGCGCTATCGGGCTTGATTACAACGTTCTCCCTTGGGTGTTTCAGTTGCACGGGGTGGAGGATGCGGCGGCCTGCATGGCTGATCTTCAGATTATGGAAAGTGAGGCTCTCAAGGTAATGCATAAGGAGACGAGAAAATGACAGACCAGATCGCCTCGATTACCTTGAAGGCTGATGTCGCTGACCTGAAAACAGCCAGCAACGAACTGGATAAACTCGGTGAAGCGGCAGCAGGCGCCGTCGAGAAAGCGGATGATCTTAACAGTGTATTCCGTGCCGGTGCAGAGTCTGCAAAGCAGGGTAGCGAAGGTATCAAAGAGCAGCAGGCTGCGCTTAAAGGCCTGCTGGAGAATATCGACCCGGTAAACAAGGCACTGAACCGGCTGGATGAACAACAGGCTGCGCTGCGTAACTTCCAGACCAAAGGCTTTCTGGATACCGATGATTTTCAGCACTACAACAAGATCCTCGATGATACACGCTTAAAGCTGACGGATACCGGAGAAGCCGCAGCTAAGGCTCAGGCAGAACTGGCAGTAACCCAGGCTGCCGAGAAGCAATCCACCGCACTGAAGAATCTACTGGGCTCTATCGACCCGACCATTCGCGCATTCACTTCGCTTGATGAACAACACGCGCAGCTGGTGTCCCACTTCGAAGCCGGGCGCATCAACAGCACCCAGTTCGAACACTTCAACACCATCCTCAACCAGACGCGCGAGCGGCTCTCTGGCGTCGCTGACGTACTGCCTGAGGCGCTATCACGTCAGGAAGCTGCTGCACGTCGTGCTGGCATTTCTGTGGGCCAGTACAGTGCAGCGATGCGTACGCTTCCGGCTCAGTTCACGGATATCGCCACGCAGTTAGCTGGTGGGCAGTCGCCATTTCTTATCCTGCTCCAGCAGGGCGGGCAGATTAAAGACCAGTTCGGCTCAGTGCAGGGTGCGCTGTCGGGTGTGGGTGAATACATTCGCAGCATGGTCGGGATCATCAACCCAACCACGATTGCTCTGGGTGGGCTGATTGGCACTGTGGGCTTACTGGCCGCGGCAGCATACAATTCATCTGAACAGTTCGATCAGGTGGCCCGGTCAGTCATCATGATGGGTGGCGCCGGCTTTGCCTCGATGCAGCAGCTTAATCAGGCTGCTGAAGAGGTTGCTGGTAAGACGAACACATCGATCAGCTCTACTGTCGATACGCTTGTTACGCTGAATGACACTGGCAAATATACCGCCAGCCAGATGAAGCAGATTTCCACATCCATCACCCTGATGGGCAAGGCTGGCAGTGACACCAAAACGGCGATGGCCGACTTCGGCAAGATTGTCAGTGACCCTGTGAAAGGGCTGGCAAGCCTGAATGAACAGTATGGTTTTGTTGACGAAGCCATGATGAAGCACATCATCCAATTGCGTAAGCAGAAGGGTGAACAGGCGGCTGTTACCGAAGCCATTGAGCTGTTCGCAGGCGTAATGACAAAGCGCGCAGAAGAGACCAACAAGGCCACCGACAATATCGGGCAATCGTGGCAGTGGTTAAAGAAAACAGCATCTGACACCTTCGATGATATAGGTATTACCGTACGCGCCTGGGGTAATCAGATAATCGATATCTTTGATTTGGTGAAGGCCTCGATCAAAGACCTGTTCCTCAATATCACTTCACTGGACTCCAAATTCACCGGCATCATCGCTGGCTGGGCTGAAAAAATACCTGGTGGCGGTGCGTTGGCTAATTTCCTCGGTATGGATGTCGAGGCTATGAAAAAGGCGGGAGTGGAAGCTGATAAAGAAATTGAGGCGAATAAAAAACGGTATAACGAACTTTGGAAGCGTGTAACTGATCCTAATGCCCAGGCAAATTACGAAGCTGAAGCCAGAGGAGTTGGAGTATCTGGTGAGGGTGGATCCAGTCGCGAATCGAGAGACGCAGTCTCGAAGCTTGCAGAAGACTCTGCTAAAAAAACCAAAGAGGCAAGAGCTACGCTGGATGCTGGCGATCGCACCCTGGAGAACTACCGCGCCCAGGCCAGGACCCTAACGGAAACGCTAGAAACTCTGCGTCAGACCGGCGATATTCACGCCAAAAACACTGAATTCAGTAAGCAGCAATCCCATTTTGCGGAGCTGGACGAGGCCGCCAAGACTCGAGCGCTGACTGCGCAGGAGAAATCTCTTCTCTCGAACCGAGAGGCCATCCTCAACGCTGCCAAAGTTGTGGATCAGAAAAATAAGGAAGTCGAAGCCCAGCAGAAGATTAACGGGCTGGCGCAGCAGGCGAACAAGTACGTCACACAGATGGCGGAAAAAACCGATGCATTACGTGATAGCGCCGGGTTAAGTAGTCGTCAAACGCAGCGTCTGATGGAAGAGGCGCAACTTCGTCAAGGATGGCTGAATGGTGGCGGCAAGCTTGAAGATGCAGGCTATGAGAAAGAGCTGGCAGCGCTTCGGAATTATTATGCTGAAGAAGACAAGCTGCGCGGCGACTGGAAGGCTGGCGCAGTAAGCGGCTGGAATGAGTATCTGGACTCCGCCACGAACACCTATGACGCTGTTAAGAACGTAGCCAGTTCTACACTAACCGGATTATCTGACATGCTTACCGAGCTTATGACAACTGGCACCACTTCGGTTAAAGAGTTTGGCAAATCAATGCTCAAGATGATCCTTGAGGTGACAAATCGTCTTCTGGTGGCCTATGCAGTGCAGGCAGCGATGGGTTGGATAAGTGGGGGAAGTAGTGGTGGCAGTACTCCTGGTGGGGCATATGCTAACGCTGCTGCTGGCGTAACGTTCAATGCCAAAGGCGGCGTGTATGAGTCATCCGGGTTAAGTAAGTATGTAAATGGCGTCTACGATTCTCCTCAATACTTCACGTTCCAGGGGGCGTCGAAGTTTGCCAAAGGTGGCGTCTTTGCTGAGGCAGGTGCAGAGGCAATCATGCCACTGACGCGGGATTCCGCTGGGCGACTGGGTGTTCGTGCTCAGGGCGGTGGCGGTATGGCCCCAGTTATTAATACCACCGTTAATGTCGATGCTGGTGGTTCGGTAACAACCCAAACATCCACTTCTGGTGATGCCATGGGGCGCGCACTTGCTGATGAAATGCAATCCGCTGCGTTGCAAGTGATACAAAAACATCTCAAACCAGGCGGGATAATCTACAACTTCAGCAAAGGTAGATAGCCCGTTTCGGCGGGTTTTGCCGCTGACAGAATGCTGTTAGGATTAGTCCGGATTTTTACTGAGGGGATAGGGAAATGAAGAAAGCTCTTGTTGTTTTATTGGTGTCATTTTTCTCATTGACCGCAACGGCAGCAAACAAACCATGCTCAGGTAAGAAAGGCGGGATATCGCATTGCTCGGGTGAAAAGTTTGTTTGTAATGATGGCACTATCAGCAAGTCAAAGAAGGTTTGTCAGAAATAACCGTCGATAATTAGAACTCACAATCAATATTAAACCCAGCTCCGGCTGGGTTTTTTTATGGAGTAAATATGGCCGTTGAGACATATAGCTGGCGCTCTCAACTCGGTGCTGGCGCGATTGAATATAGTCAGACCGTAAGGTCAGCGCAGTTCGGTGATGGGTATGAGCAGGTTGCTGAGAATGGAATTAACTCCACCGCTATTCAGGTGCCGATGAAGCATACAGGTACCGAGAAGGAGGTGGATAGTATTCGTGATTTCCTCCTGGCCCATACCGTAAAAGCTTTCATCATTACGCCGCCTGGTGAAGAGAAGGGGCTTTACCGTGTCGTAGCCGATTCGGTTCGCAAAACTCAGATCAGCAGCAAATTCGCTGAGCTGACATTCACTATCAAACGGGCTTACGGAGTCTATGCATAATGGCATTAGTCGATCAGGCGGCGATGCTGGCACCAGGTGGCAGAGTCCGCCTGGTTGAAGTCGACGCCTCAGAGTTCAGTGGTGGGATTCACCGTTTTCATTATGCACCTTTCCCTCATACACCGGCCGAGATAGATGCAGCTAATGGAGATGAGAATAAGCTCGGCCCCAAGCCCGTCATCTGGGCAGGTAATACCTTCGATTTCTGGCCGTTTCAGATTACCGACCTGGCGGTTTCAACCGAGCAGGCCGCAGAACCAAAGCTCAGCGTTTCTAACCTCGACGGCCACATCACAGCACTTTGCCTCCAGTTTAAGGATATGGTGAATGCGAAGGTGAGCATCATCGACACCTACGCTGTTTACCTCGATGCTGTGAACTTCCCTGGCGGCACAAATACGACCGCAGACCCGACAATGTTCACGCTACAGACTTTCTGGGTGGACACAAAAACTTCTGAAGATGATGAAGTGGTGACCTGGACACTTAGCAGTCCAGCCGACCTGCAAGGATTGGTGATCCCTACCCGCCAAATAACGTCTCTTTGTGAGTGGGCGCTGCGCGGGCAATACCGAAGCGGCGACGGCTGTTCCTACAACGGCACAGCTTATTTCGATGCTAAGGGAAATGCGGTCGCTGACCCGGCGCTGGATGTATGCGGGGGGATGTCTAAGTGACTGCCGTAAACGCTTCGGAGCAGGGCTCGCTGAGCCTAACGCTGCTGTTATGGATTTTGGCGGCTTCCCGGCGACCGTACTCATCTCACGATAAACGGACATCCAAATGAATAAAACAATCATGACGGCTATCCGCGCTCATGCGATGGAGGAGTCCCCGCGCGAGTGCTGCGGCTTTGTAATCCAGTCTGGCCGACGCCAGCGCTACTTTCCGGTGCCCAATATCCACGAAAATCCGACAGAGCACTTCCGTATCGATGGTGAGCACTGGGCGAACGCCGAGGATACCGGAACAATTGTCAGAGTCATCCACTCACATCCTGGCGATGGTGCGCGGCCTATTCCGTCAGACCTCGATCGCCAGCAGTGCAATAACTCGGGAGTGGTCTGGGGCATCTACGCGCCGGACAGTGACGAGTACGCTGAGATAACGCCTGAGTCCATCCCGCTTATTGGTCGCCCGTTCATTCTGGGTTCCCACGACTGCTGGGGGCTGATTATGGACTGGCACGCAGCCCAGGGCGTGATGCTCAACGATTTCCGCGTCGATTATCCATGGTGGCAAAGCCAGTACCCGGACAACCTTTATTTCGATAACTGGGAGCGGGAAGGGTTCATTGAATGTGACCCGATGTCCGGCTGCATGGTCATCATGCAGGTTGAATCTGGTAAGTGGAATCATGCGGGGATCATTACCGAAGAAGGTGAGCTGCTACACCACCTGTACGGCCAGCCATCCTGCATCACGCCTTACGCACGCGGTTACTTCAAAGACCGGACGATGATCTGCGTTCGTCACAAAGACCTGCCACAGGAGATAAAGCCATGGCGCGTTTAACCACTATTCGGCTCTATGGCGCGCTTGGTGCTAGGTTTGGCCGAGTGCACCGGCTGGCGGTACAAACCTCAGCAGAGGCTGTAAAGGCGTTGTGCATCAACTTCGACGGGCTGGAAGACTATCTGGTGAGTGCTAAAAAAAACGGCATGACCTTCGCCGTGTTCCGAGGGAAACGCAATATCGGCGCGCAGGACTTTCAGGAGTTGGCTGGCGACAGTGATATCCGCATTGCGCCAGTGATGGAAGGGGCGAAGAAGGCTGGCATGTTTCAGACTATTCTCGGCGCTGTAATGGTTGTTGCAGGTTTGGCTTTGGGCCCTGTTGGCTGGGGTGTTGTAGGAGCAGGTTTTGCTAATGGGCTCATCATCGGTGGCATCACTTCTATGGCTGGCGGGATTTATCAGATGTTATCGCCACAACCCAAAGGCTTACAAATGCGCGGCGATCCGGACAACAAACCATCCTATGCCTTCGGTGGCGCGGTCAACACTACCGCGATGGGCAATCCGGTCGCGCTGCTATATGGCGAACGTGAAATTGGCGGTGCCATCATCAGTGCCGGTATAGTCGCCGAAGATATCTAATTTTCAGCATCATTTGCTTTAGTTTATCGACTGACTGTTATGCTAGCTTACGATGCAAATCGTAATGGAGAACATTTCTATGCCGGCAGTAAAAATAATAGCCGAATGGTCAAAACAGGGGCACGGCAGTCAACCTACTTCGAAACTTGAGTTTGTCGCCGCGATAACGGCTGATGGGCACATTAAACCTGATTTAGGAGTATGTGGTGTAATTACTGGTTACGACTATGGTTCTTTCCCACCAGGTGACTATTCATTCAACAGTAAAAAAAGTGACGATCAGAAATACCTCAGAATGGATTGGGGAAGAGACTATCAGCAATTCAATTCAACAATTGACGTGTTAGGAAGGCGGTTGCAGGAGTGTGAGATAATTACGCATATGGAAAGCCGGGACCAGAAAACACATACGATTACAAGATAGTTTCTGTCACATATTTTGAGTAACACACCTACATATAATATCAACCTATCTCTGTAGGTTTTATCATTGACCTGACACTGTTAGGATTCATCCTATCTTTTACTACGGGGATAGGGATATGAAGAATATATTGGTTGTATTGGCATTAGTCGGCCTCAGCGGCTGTGCTACCAAACCAGTGTCAAATCAGCAGGCTAAAGACGCACCGGCAAAACAAATCATCAGTTCTGAGCTCTTGAAAAAGAAAGAGGGAACTGGCGAAGTCATCATTAAGCGAGATTCTGGATTCATGGGGAGCGCTTGCATGAGCAGGGTGTATGTGGATGGCAAGGAAGTGGCTGATTTGGATACTGCGCAAAAAGTCACCTTATACCCTTCTGTTGGGGAGCATATTTTTAGTGCCTGGCCAAAAGGAATTTGCGGCGGAGGTATGAGTGAGCAATCAGGTAAAGTCACTAGCGAAAAAACACTGATGTACCGGATTGGATACGGTACCAATGGCGATTTCGGTATATATCCAACGGCATTTTAATTACCAGAATTTAACTCCAACCCGCTTCGGCGGGTTTTTTTATGGACGCAATATGGCAACGATCACTGGTGCAAAGGGTGGCAGCCAGAAGCAGCACACACCTGTAGAGCAGCCCGATTCGGCGCAGTCAATGGCGCGCTGCCGTATGTTGCTGGCGCTCGGGGAAGGTGAGTTTGCTGGTGGTCTGGATGCGACCCGAATTTTCCTGGACGGCACGCCGCTGGGCAATACCGACGGCTCGATGAACTTTGAGAACGTATCCTGGGAATTCCGTCCCGGCACTCAGGCACAGACACCGATCCAGGGCTTTCCCGCGGTCGAGAACGAAACTACGGTTGGCGTAACGCTGACAAAGGCTACCCCCTGGACGCGAGCTATCAACAATACCCAGATTGATGCTGTCCTTGTTCGTATTGGTATTCCACAACTACAGCAGCAGGAGCGCGACGGCGATATTGTTGGTGCCAGCGTTAAATACCACATTGATTTGTCCGTTGATGGTGGTGCTTATGCCACAGTGCTGACCAAGACGGTGACTGAAAAGCTTGGTGCGCTGTATGAACTGACGCACCGCATTTATCTGCCAAAGGCTAATACCAGCTGGCAGATTCGTGTCGTGCGTGACACTGACGACAGCACCAGCCAACTGTTACAGAACAAGACGCAAGTGCAGGCAATCACTGAGGTGATCGATGCCCGCCTGCGCTATCCCCACACGGCGCTGCTGTATGTCTCGTTTAACGCGAAGTCATTCAACAACATCCCAAAGATTTCCTGTAAACCGAAAGGGCGCATTATCCGCATCCCCGCGAATTACGATCCAATAGCCCGAACCTATTCTGGTTCCTGGGACGGAACGTTTAAATGGGGCTGGACGAACAACCCTGCGTGGATCTGGTTTGATGTTCTTACGGTGCCGCGTTTCGGCCTTGGGCGCCGCGTGACACCTGAAATGCTCGACAAGTGGGAACTCTATCGCATCGCCCAGCGCTGCGACCAGAAAATACCCGACGGGAAAGGTGGAAGCGGTACCGAGCCACGCTTTATGTTTGACGTTTACATCCAGTCGCAGGCCGATGCCTGGCAGGTAATCAAGGACATCGCCGCGGGGTTCAATGGCATGACGTTCTGGGGCAACAACATGTTCAATGTTGTCTCGGACATGCCGGCGGACACGTCGAAGCTGCAAATCCTTACCCGGGCTTCGGTGGTGGGCAAGCCGGTTTACTCGAGCGGCAGTGAAAAGACCCGCTTCTCCAGTGCGCTGATTAACTTCAGCGACCCTGACAATCACTATCAGGACCGCACAACAGCGGTGATGTTCCCGGACTTGGTTAAGCAGTTCAAGTTTAAGCAGACGCAGATCACTGCGATTGGCTGCACACGTGAAAGCGAAGCGCAGCGCCGGGGTGGCTGGGCTGTCTATTCCAACTCCCTGGATCGCATTATCACGGTTTCGACCGGGCTTGATGGCTTTGTTTACGTCCCGGGCACGGTGTTTGCGTTCGCCGATGAACGCCTGTCCGGGCGAGTATACGGTGGGCGCATTACCGGCTACAACGCAGGGCTTAAGACTGTTACCACCGATCGGGGAACCAGTGCCATTGCGGGCGATACGTTGATGATCCGCACACAGGGCGGTACCGTTGAAAGTCGGGTAATCCAGGCCGTAAATGGCACGCAACTGGTGGTGACCACGCCGTTTACAGCTGCGCCGTTCCCGAACGCCGTTTTCGTTATTGATGCTGGACAGCTTCGTCTCCAGTACTTCCGGGTAACGAACCTGAAATTCGATGATGAGGAAAACACCGTCACTATTACCGGCGCTGAATATAACGCGTCAAAATATGACGCCGTTGACAACAATGCGCGTCTGGATACACCGCCAATCAGCCTGATCCCTACCGGGCTTGTGAATCAGCCGACTAATATCGCGGTGTCGAGCTATGACTCGGTTCGACAAGGACAACGTGTGGCCACGCTAACCGCCACCTGGGATGCGCCGTTGGATAAAAACGGCAAGCCTCAGGCAGATGTAATTGCCTATCGGGTGCAGTGGAAGCGCGGAGATAACGAATGGATTAACTTGCCTGATACTGGCCTGCGCAATATCGAAGTGCCCGGTATCTTCGAGGGCGACTACCTTGTCAGGGTCAGGGCAATTAACTCTGGGGGGGCCTCAAGTCTATGGACAACTTCAGCACTCACGCATCTGAAAGGACGCACTGGTGATGTACCTAAACCGGTTGGTCTTGCTGCAACGGATGATGTCGTTTTCGGCATCAATGTAACCTGGGGATTCCCTGCTGATTCCGGCGATACGCTTAATACAGAACTGCAATACAGCCTGACCTCTGATGGTGCGAGCCCAATGCTTCTGGCTGATGTTCCGTATCCTCAGAAACTCTATCAGCAGATGGGACTGAAGGCAGGTCAGGAGTTCTGGTACCGGGCGCGGCTGGTTGACCGTATCGGTAATCAGAGTGAATGGACTGACTTTGTGCGCGGCCAGGCAAGCATCGATGTTTCCGATATCACTGATGCCATCCTGGAGGACATAAAAAGCTCTGAAGTCTTCAAGGACCTGATCGAGGATGCAGTGGCCAGCAGTGACAAACTGGCTGAACTGTCTGATGCGATTAAGGAGAATGCTGATGGCCTGGCGGCTGCGGTTGGCTCGAATAAGCAGACAGCGGAAGCCATTATCGGCAACGCGCTGGCCATTGCTGATGTCGTTGTCCGTCAGACGGCACAGCAGGGAGCCAACACTGCCACCTTTGAGCAGCTCCGGGAAGTGATTGCCACGGAAACGGAAGCGCGTGTTACTGACGTCACCCGGCTGGAAGCGGAAACGGCAGACAATGCGGCAGGCATTACGGAGGTCAGGCAGGCGCTGTCGGACGAAACGCAGGCCAGGGCCACCGCAGTTGACCAGCTCACTGCCGCCACTCAGGTTATTTCTGACAAAGCGGATGCTGCGGGGCAGGCCAGCTCGCAGAACAGCGCTGATATCACCAGTTTGCAGCAGGTTGTAACGGATACCACTTCGTCTATGGCATCCCGCCTGGATGAGCTGGGAGCCAGAACCGATACGGCAAATGGTGGCATCCAGAACAACGCGATAGCGCTTATCACCAGTACCCTTGCTCAGGTGAATCAGCGAATGACCCAGAGCGTGCAGTACGGTGACAACAAAGCCAGTATTGAACGCGTTGATAATGTCATGGCTGATGCCAGTAAGGCCGTTGCCGAATCGCTCAAAACGCTGGACTCAAGTGCTGGCGGGAACACCGCGAACGTGACGGATTTCGCCAAAACCATGGCGGATTTCTCTCAGGCATCAGCCACGCAGATCAACTCGCTTAAGGTCACGGTAAACGGCCAGCAGGCCGCTATTGTCCAGAACGCGCAGGTGTCGGCAGATATCAATAATAACCTGAATGCAATGTACAGCATTAAGGTCGCTGTTGATTCTAATGGTAACCAGTATGCGGCAGGGATGGGGATTGGTGTTCAGAATACCCCATCGGGAATGCAGTCTCAGGTTCTCTTCCTGGCTGACCGCTTCGCTGTGATGACCCAGGCGGGCGGGACCGTGACTCTGCCGTTTGTTATCCAGAACGGACAGACGTTTATCCGCGATACCTTTATCCAGGATGGGACTATCACCAACGCGAAGATTGGAAGTTTCATCCAATCGAGTAACTACGTTGCAGGCTCAGTTGGGTGGAAGCTGGATAAGTCCGGGACTTTCGAAAATTACGGCTCAACTGCTGGCGAGGGCTCGATGAAGCAAACAAATCAGACAATCAGCGTCAGGGATTCCAGTAATGTGCTGAGGGTACAGATCGGGAGAATTACCGGAACATGGTAAACATGGGGCCTCATATGAGGCCCTGATTTTTAGGGTGAAAAGTATGGCTGAATACGGTGTTCAAACATGGGACGCATCCGGCAAGGTTAACAACTATGGCATCAAACCAGTCAGCGTGAGTGGCACTCTCCAGCTGGCCGTTAACCAGAAAACAGGCTCTTATTCTGTACCACTTCCCCCTGGCTGCAAGCTGACTTATTTCCAGATCATGAATGATGATCAGTGGGGAACGGGGCGGCGAAAGATCACCATCTCAGGTGGTACCGCAACTGTTTCGGCAGCCAGTGATACCGACTACTCAGCTGGAACGGAGCCCGCGGCTGCGGCTTATTTAATTTTCCAGATAGAGAAGGCTTAAATGGCGCAGTATGGAATTTTACTGGCGACAACAAGCGGTGAAGTGTGGGTGACATCAAGCAGCACACCCATCGCATTACAGGCTCGCAAAACGGCTGCTTTGCAAGGTACATCGGGATTTAACACCCAGGTTACGCATACTTTCACCGCAGGTCAGCCGGTTGTGGCTTTTGTCCATTGCACGGTAGAAGTGGAGATCACCCAGAAGATTAGCGGAAACACAATCACCGTTGATTTTCTCAGACCTGGCGGTACCGGTACGGCCTATGTGTATTTTTTCTCGATCTTCCCACAGACAAAGCCGGATTATGGCCTGGCCGTCTGGGATGCTTCAGGGACGCTGATTTTAACAAACGAGACACGCACACTGAGTGACGTAGTTACTCTCGGAACCGCGGGGGTAGATGCCAGCTCAGGTTATAACATCAATACAACCAGGGCGGGGAAATGGGCCTGTATGCCTGTGATGCTCGGGCTGATCACCGGGGTAATTTCATCGGGAGGGCAGCCCCTGCCGTACGCAGCAATATACAAGAGCATGGCAAAACTTGAAGGCAGCAATACGCGTATTTACGCCCGGCCGCAGACGACACCCACAGGAAGTCTTCAAAATGTCGCGTACTCAAACATGAGAAACGTGATTATGGCTATCAACTGCGCAAACTATGATTGATCGTTTAAAACGATCAATAGCTGATAATTGATCTATCGAATCAATTATATCCCTCTGATTCATATTGCTATTGTGTATCTTCATGAATACCTCTGGGATATCATAAATATGAAAAATCTAATTTTCTGCCTGACGGCGGTTATCTTGCTGTCCGGTTGCACTGGCGTACTTGAGAGACAGCAACCCGTATGCACAGGAACGACCATGATTGGCGGGCAGGAAAATACCGTGCAGATATACGGCGTCCGAAAGCAAAATAATCAGACGCAGTATCGTGCTGGATACCCCTTCAACTGGAACTGGATGAGTGCCAACACGTTCACCAGTACCACCTGTAAATAAACCATTCTGATTAATATCAACCCCGCCCCGGCGGGGTTTTTTATTGCGTGGAGAAAATATGATTTACACAACAGGCACGATTGCAATCAGCGGTAATACGCTTACCGGAACGGGTACAAACTTTACTGCTGCGGGCTCACTCATTCGCAACGGATGCACTGTCATCGTGCTGACCAGTCCCGCTCAGGTATTCCAGATTACTGCTATCGGTGGAGCAACCAGTCTCACCGTGACACCTGCGGCAAGCCCTGTAATCCCTGCAGGAACGAAGTATTCGATTTTGCTGAGCGACAGCCTGAGTGTGGATGGTCTGGCGCAGGACATTGCTGAAACCTTCACGATGTACCAGCGCTACATGAGCGGTTTCGCTGATGTGATGAACGGTACTACAGACGTCACCATCACGATTAACGGCGTGGCCGTCACGGTACCGGGTCAGAAATCGCTGGCGAAAAAAGGGGCAAACAAAGACATCACCAGCCTTTCCGGGCTGACTACGGCGCTCAGCGTTGACCAGGGCGGAACCGGTGCAAAAACAAAGGAAGATGCTCGCGCAAACCTTGGTTTAGGAAGTAATGATACCCCGACCTTTTCCTCCATCGAATTATCGGCCACGCAACCGTTCCTCGATTTTCATTACGGATCTACCACTAACGACTACTCTGCGCGCTTGTGGGCCTCAGGAACAGCGTCCCTGGAACTGAAAGGCGGCACAGGTGGCGGAACAGGCATACTTCAGGTTGAAGGTGGTTATCAGTGTCGTTCCGGGACAAAAGGCAGTTACAGCGCGAGCGCGTTTAACTTGCTCTGGACCAGTGGGGCTATGCGTCTTTATGTAGACACCAGTGACGTTGGAGCCATCACCGTTACTTCATCGGATCGGGAGCTGAAGGAGAATATTGTCTATCAGAACGACCGGGCAAAGGCAGCAGATGAGGTAAGCAGGTGGCCTGTGGCTCTCTTTGATATGAAAGCCAGGGGCGTTCTTGATAAGAAGCTAGGACAGCTCGGCTTCATCGCTAACGACATGAAGGAGATCTCTCCTGAAGTTGTGAACGGTACAGGCCTGCCTGTCGGGGTTGACCTCGAAAACGATGATCTCTCAGGCATGTACTATCTTGACCCAATGGCTGCTATCGCCAAACTGACCCTGACTATCCAGCATATGCAGGGGAAGTTGGTAGAGTTGAAAGAGCTGCTTAATACACAGAAACCATAGAAGTGCTTACCAGGCAGATAGTTCTGCCTGGTATTTGAGTCATTTACATTAGCTCAGATTTGACCTAACACAGCTATGGCAGAGAGCCGAACCTAATCTGACAGGCAGCTTTGTGCCAGAAGCGGACGTATCCAACATCTGCATGGTCTGCTTCTTTGAGAACAAATCTCACTGCATAGCCATGCAGACGCATCGGAAATATAAAGGACGTTTTTGGGATTCTTGCCAGAGCATGAGCCCGCCCACCTTAAAATCGTGCTGAGGGGATCTCAGGGGAGGGGCGGGCAAGAACCCTTATGTTAAATGATAACAGTATTCAATTTCGCTAAGAGAGTTGCAGTTCGACTCTTTAAAATACTTTCATATACTTTTTAATACTTAGATTGACTTTGTATTCTATGTTTATATAGTGTGCTTCATACTTTCAAAGGAGATGCACATGAACGATTCGGCTGTAGTGGTTTTTACCGCACGTGGTTTTGACCGTTTGTTAAGTGATGGAGGTTCTGGCTCATGGGTTCTAAGCGAGAAGCGCGCCTCTCGCTGCAAGTATGTAGTCTGTGTACAGAACAGAGATCCTGCAGATAATCATAATGATGACTGGGGAAGTGTTTCTGCCTCTCATAAAAACGCATTTTTTATCGGCAAAATCTCCGATGTGGTCGTTTCCCCCGAATGGGATGGTTCACGTCCTACCAGGTGGCTGATTAAAGTTAGTGAGTATGCAAAGGTTGCATACCCAAACATGTGGGATGGAGCAAGAAACCCTGTTGCTTATTCATCATTAACTGATTTAGGTATTGATGAAAATGATTTAAATTTCAATGAAATGCCTGATGTTGATGTCAAGAGTCCAAAAATAGAACAGAAAGAAGAATCTTATCCAGATGGAATCTCCATTCAGCAAGCTAAGATACTTTTATCTAAAAAGTATGAGGTTTCTGAAGAAAGTATAGAGATAATTATTCGGGCGTAA